GGAGAGGAACAGGATTCCCACGTTTGATCATTTCGGCTTTAAACGACATGCCAAAAATGGCGGCAGTCCGTTGTATGGCCGCTGGGTCCAGATCAAATGTTGCACCATCATCACCACCGTACAAACCGAGACGATTCCAAGCTTCTTGCGGACTATGGAACGCTCGTAATGCACAATAGTGTATGTATGCATTGGTCAGAGTGCCAAGAATGCTCGTAATAATACTGCCTGATAATATAGTACAGCCAGTATCGTAAGATATGCGGTGTGCAGTCTTAGCGCGGGTATGAGTCTCTTTGGTTTCTAATCTCGTAATTTCAGCGTGGAATTCTGCTGGGAAAGCGCGCTTGAACAATATGCTCAATAATTCACGCATTAACGGATGGACACTGCCATCGAGTTTGTCTGCGTCAGTGGGAACACAGAAAGTTGTTTTATCAGCTTTCAACCAGAAGGAATGCGCTATTTCTACTGGTGTTTTCCCAAATACGTACCAATGTTGATTCTTCATAATTGTCATAAATGCTAAAGCATACGTTCCTAACAGAAAATTATGTGACGTGGGAAGAGTTGAAATATTACGAGGGGCCGTGATCTTGCCATAAGCCTCAGCTTTTTGGAAAGAACTAACTTGGAAAGGGTCCATATAAATGATGTCCTTGACCAACTCAAATCTAGCTTTCTGAGCTGGGGTTTTAAATGTTGCAATTACCTCATCATTAGACATGGGCGTGAGTTTACCGACGTCAGAGTTTGGTATCATAAATTCAACAAACTCTGAGAGGAAAGAAATCACATAGACTCGTGGGACTGGCTCGCAAGCGTTACGGGGTTCATCTATGCGTCCTCGAAGACATGCCACATCATTATTGAACGATTTGACGGGGGCAAATCCGATTTTTGAATACCCTTCAAAAAGTTCACGCATGGTGGGTGTACCGTCTTCCGTGACGAGCGGACTCAAAGTCTGATAGGATGACATAGGCATGGGTTTGTGTTGTGCGGGAGCGGATATGCCTTGGACTTTGTAGTCGGCGTTGAAGATCTGGGGGGCCATAGAAAAACACTTAAAATATATAGCGGCTTTATTCACAGCGTCGCTGATTTCATAATGGCGAAATACCCTCTCAACAGCTGCTAAGTTGGGTGTTTTCGTCTCAGCCAAGCGAATAGCGCAAGTGTCAAAAACAGAAGCTTCAACAGTGCAAGCATCATATTGTCCTATCTGGGAAACTGATATCATGCACTTCGTCGCACCTTGCTCATCTCTCATTAGAAATTGAGTCTTACAGATGCCGGAGTGGTTTATTCGGCGTCTTGACAATCTGTATCCGGGCAAAAACCAGCCGGCTGGCCCGTATACTCTACGTGATGGATTGATAAAGATAACCCGTCTATCAGTATCACCAATTTGCCGTGCTTCGACTAGATATACCGTTGTGTAAAAGAAACCATCTACTACAATATGATCGGTTTCATAATCCCATAACTTATGACGGTAATGGGCACCTCCATGGACCCAAGTCTCGACGCTGTCATCAGCATTTGTATGATAAACAGCATCTAAAGTTGGGCCACATGGGGCCTGTGGAACAAAAGTATAGATCAAAGCTGGATCTGTACCCAATTCCTGATTTAAGTCGATGTAATAATCAACGTCAATATAGATCTTAATTGGTCGTTGAAGATTGTCTGGCAATTTATGTTCTATTGTCAAGTCTTTAGCAGTATGGTAAATTCTATCGCCAGATTTACCAATATCCTTTTCAGTTTTAGCCATTGACACATAATATGGTTGGTAACCTGTTGACAAAGCAAAGGTCTGCATCAATGTACGAGCTTCGCACCTAATCGCAGCAGCTATTGGGTGTGAATGGTTGCGTGGTAATGTACTAGTAGTATGTTCTAGAACCTTACAATCTTTAAATGCTTGGCGATAATCAGGCAAAATATTGCCGCTGCAATAATTTGTACCTAAACTCACTATCACTTTCAAGACATGTTGGTTCAAATAATACCTCCAAGTCGCTCGTGTGGAATACACCGTAAAACTTACTAATAAACCACTGGTTCCAGCAACTAGAATCACGGTCGCGTTTTTACCAAAGAGCCCTATCGCTCTACCAACGCTAGCAGTATACGCACCAACAGCGTAACCACTCAACAACTGATATGTAGTTGTTGCCAATTCTCCTAGCCTAATCTTGCCGGATACCTTACTCATTAACATCTTAACAACTCTTGCACATGCAAGAGTACCGCTTCTTAGGTGAAGCGGGGTTAAAATAAATAATGTTTCAGTTATATTCATATTACTTCTTATATATTATAAAACTGATTTTTAATAAAT